GTGAGGTAGCCAAACTCGTCGTCGTAGGTAATCCCAGCAGGATCAATGGCCTCCCCAGCCCCACCGACAGAGCGCACAGCCCCCAACTGCTGCATTCCGTGCATGCGCTCGTACTCTGGGCGCAGCCGGTAGCCTTGAGTCGTTCCAGCGTCTCCGTTGTTGATCTCGTAGGATTCCCAATACCGAGGGTCAAGGTTGCCTGGGTATTGGTTGCCCGCAGAAAAGTCATAGGTCTGCGCGTCGGTATTGATGTTGCCCGCAGTCCCGTAAGCGCGCCGCCGCTCCTCTTCGGTCATCTGGTCAGCGGGGCGTCCATTGAACATCACTTGACCGTTGCTGACGGTGAACATGGCTAGTAGTTTCCGAGGAAGCTGAAGCTAGGGTTGGTGGAGCCCACCAACAAGCCCAGCCCGCCCAAAATCGAATTGAGCGGATTGGCACCGGGCGAGGTGGTCGTTTGCTGCTGGGTGCGAGTGCCCGACAGAATGTTGTTGAGCATGTCAATCATCTCGCGCGGATATTGCCGCGCCTGCTGCCAGTCTTCGTAGCCTGCACGGTTTTGCTCGTTTTGAATGCCGCGCGGCACGCTACCCGCCTGGAGACCCTGCATGAGCTGGCTGAACTGCTGCCCTTGGAGCCCTTGAGCCAGTTGCGCGGCGCGCATCTGCCGATCAAGTCCCTCCCCATAGGCACCGTACTGAAGATTGCCCAGAGCCCCGCCAAGGCCGCGAGCGAAGGATTCATTGGCCTGATCCTGCATCATCTGGTGACGGGAGCCAGCAAAGCTGTTGGGGTTGCGGAATCGGCTGTTGATGTTCCCCGTGGCTTGTTGGTACGCCCGAGTGGCCTGATTGGTCACGTCCCCGATCATCTGATCCATGAACGGATTGGGACCGCCCGACATCATCCCGCCGAGCAAGCCCTGAGCCTGCTGCATCATCGGGTTGCCCGCCATTTGGTTCTGAATGCCAGAGAGCGCCTGGTATTGGATGTCAGACATCCCGGCAACTCGAGGCCCCTGATACTGCTGGTAGGGCTGCTTGGCGTAGTTGAAAGCGCCCTCCAGCAAGGATTGGTGCCACGGCCACATTTCTGCCGACGGGCCTGTGTTGGTCGTATTGGTCACTTGCTGCGGCATGATTGCTTCCTCCTGCTAGAGAACAACGTAAGTGAAGGTGAAACTGAATGCGTGGTTGTCTGCTGTGCCCGCGACAAACTGCAAGGTGGCGCGGTCGTTGGTGCTGTCGGCGCTCACAAACAGCGCAACACGCAAGGAGCTATCCGACAGGTTGTCGGCAGCGCCAGCGCCGTTCAAATGGTTTGCCCCGGTGAAATTGCTTGCGACAGGCAAAGACAAACCAAACGAGCAAAAAGCTGCGTTGGTAGGGTCAACCGTTCCATAGCCAGAGACGGTGACAACATTGCCAACCCGCATCCATTGAGCCGCGCTGACAGAAGACGACGCAACATTGCTATTGCTCGTCAAGGTCGGCGTATAGGTGCCGCTTGCCACATACTGGTTGGTCGTGCCCGTCACCGCGCCTGCGTTGTTGTGAAGCGCCGTGCCGTACAGGCGACCGTCGTCGGTAATGTAAATGTCACTTGCCTTGACCAACGCGCCAGAGGAGCCACTAAACCGAGCCACTTGGTTATCGGTTGCGCCCGACGGCCCCTGCACGAGCCGATTGACCAGCAACGCCAACTCTCGCCAGAGGTTGTAAAAGCGCTCTTGGAACCGCCGATAGAACGACACCGACACAAACTCACCCGCATCAGTCCCGTAAAGCTGGGGCAGCTTGGGGTCAGAGGTAAGCATCAGGTCTTGCCTGCCAAGCCGACATCAAACCAGATGTCTTGCAGCGCGATTCGTGAGCCGCTGAATCCAATCCTGGCCGCGACCGTGCGTCCGGTCACGAAGCCGTCGTACCACGCATTGGACTGATTCCACGAGAACGACGCGCTTGTACCCCCTGGCTGCAATGAAGCCAAACTGTTGCCGAGGCCAGAGCAGTAGGTTTGCGAGGAGGTAGCTGCTGCGGGCAGCGATCCGTACTTTGAGGACGTTTCAGCCCAAATCGGCATCACTCGACGCAGCAGCGTGTCTTGATCCCATCTGTCAGATGCCTTGACCCGCCCCGTTTCTAGCCTTGCTTCAACTCCGGTCAGGTCGCCGCCGGACCCGCCAAATTCATTGAGGCACAGAATCTTCTTCTCGGACGGGATGACAAAGTGCCCGGTGTCGTCAAACGGGGAGAACGCCCCCGAGGTAATGCGCTTTGCATCCACAACGCTGAAGTCGCGCACCACGGCCTGAAACCCCGTGTACGCCGTTCCCGTTCCCGAGTTAATCAACCCCCAGTCAGAGCCCGGATAGACGCCCTCGCTGTCGGCAAAGTAGGGATAGGCGTGGGACCAGCGATCTGTCCGATAGTTGTAGGCGTAGCAGCTAAAACGAGCGTTGGTGTTTTCGTCGTTGGAGCCGGGATCGGGGATGTAGATGAACACGCAGCCCGTGTATTCGTCGTGCCCGATGGCGACATTCTTGCCGTAGGAATTGGTGGCGTTGATCTTGCCTTGGATGGTCTGCCGAATGCCTTGGTCAATCGGACGTGGCACGGAGCCGTCAAAGAGGTACGTCCCGGCCTCCCCCGAAAAGATGATCCCCGCTGGGGTCGTACACCACGCTTCCTGGCCGTAGATGCCGACGTTGGCAGACAGCAAGTTGAACTGCCACCGCTCATCACCGCCGACGAAGCGACCCACATACATGGAGGTGCGCTTCCACACGACAACCATGTCATGTAGCGCTGCGCCCGCCACAATTTCGCCAGGAGTCTCAACGAGCTTTAACTGTGCGGCATCGTTGTCGGTAGCCGTAGCCCACGTCGTGGACGAGCCACGGTCGGACGCCCACACGCCATTGGCAACCGCCACGCCACCGGAACTGTAATTGAGCGCCACTAGGGCATTGGACTGCGCCACCACGATCTTGGCCTTGGGCGCGTTGGTGAGGTTGGAGAACGCCGTGCCGGTGGATATTTGCATCTCATCGGCGTAGTTGGTGGCGATGATCTCGCTTGCCGCCAGCCCTTGGCTGAAGCACCAGCGATTGGTGCTGGTCGCGTAGCCCCCGGCCTTGGAGCGATCTACCAAGCCCGTGGCAAGCACAAACTCCTCAATCTTGGCGGCAGAGCCAAAGAAAAGCCGTACCGAGCCCGATTCCGTCTTGATGGCCTTGGCGCCGAGGCAATCCCCGGCCAGCGTCAGCGTGTTAGCCCACGAATACGCTGGATAGGACACCGCGTAGCCGTTATCCACGGGCGTAAAGCCCACGCACCGAAACAGGTTGCGCGGATTCAGCGCCGCTTTGTCGGGACGGAAATCGAGGCTCATTTGACCGAGATGTCAGGGCGAATCTTGAGAACCTGGGAGCCCCGCTCCGAACGCTCGCTCTCCACCTTGATGCGATTGAGCGTGTCCACGAGCTTCTGCCGCCACATCGGGATGCGCCCGTCGTCCACGACATAGGGAGCCGCTTCCGAGAGCGACCCGAACAGGTACGCCTGGGGGTACTGGGTCAGAAGCCAGTTGGTCGGCTGCGACGTGGACAGAGAGGTCACACCCTCCCAGTAAGTCGCCTCCACCGTCACGTTCGTGTCTGGCGTGGGGTACAGGTAGGTCTTGTCGCCACGGGTCTTGTAGTACCGCGGCGTGCCGTTGACTTCGCGCCCGTAGAGTTGCACCACAGACTCTTCGGAGATGGGGGCTAGGTTGCGCTTCTCGCCCCCCGACACCCAAGACAACTGCTTCCACTCCCGCCATTGCGCGGGATGCACGAGATAGCCCGACGTGGACACCGTGGACGTGGTGCGCTCCATCTGCCGCACGCGCATATCGGCGTTGAATTCGGCTTCAAAGAGGTCTACGAAATCCTCGACCACCGTCCCAAGGTCAGCCCTGTGCATCCAGTTGGACGCCACCGCCGTCAGCATCGAGGTATAGGTATCAAGGGCCACGTTTTACTCCCACGAATCTCATGTCTCGTTCGGGGAAGTGCCACTTGGCAGGCTCTTCACGAACCTCATCCAAGTGCTCTTCCAGAAAGGTTTTAAGGAGCTTCTTGCTGAAGCACCACTTGTGCATCATTGCTTCGTTTTGGTGGGTCGGATCACCAAACAAGGGGTAGAGCGTGTAGCGCAGATTCGTTTCTCCGCTCTTGAAGAACTCCACCACCTTGTCCAAGCAGGGGACTTCAATCACCAATTGCCCACCAGGCTTGAGCACTCTCACCCACTCCGAAAGGATTGCGTGCGTCTCCCACAGGTGGAAGTGCTCAAGGACGTGGATCGCCATCACCACGTCCGCGTAGTTGTCCTCAAAGGGCAAGTCTCGGAGATCAGCCGACACGTCAGGCTTGTCCCCCGACCAGTTCTCCGCTAAATCGACGTTGATCCAGCCCTTGAGCAGCCGCTTGCCGCAGCCCAGGTTTAGACGGACAGGGCTTGCTTCCACGGATACGCCCGCTTGACGACCTCCAGCCATTTATGCCCGATGGTCTCAATGGAATAGTGCTTGGCAACGTACTTCTGGGCTTTTTTGACCCGCTTAAGACATTCTGTAGGGTTCTTAAAGGCCCACTCCACGCCTTCCCGGATGTCACCCACCCACATCCACTCGGCAAACTCCTCGTAAGCCGGTAGAGGCTCGGCCACCACAAATTTGCCTGCCCGCACCGACTCAATCAGTCGATTGGCACTCTTTGCGGGGCTCAACCCCGTGGGCAGAATGACCACCGCCGCACTCTTGAAGCCCTTGTCCACTGCTGTCGGGGACCACGGGATGATGAGTTGCCGTAGCTCCTCGCTCATGTAGTCCTCGTGCTTGGAGATGCACCCCATCGGCAAGTCCAAGCCGTCCAGCTTCTGCACCGCTCGGAAGAAGTCAGGAAGGTTTAGGGGGTTCCCAAACCACAGCAGCCCCTCGCCCCAGCTCGGAGCCCATTCCTCATGCTCGAAAGCGTCAGGAATGACCGTTGCAGCCTTGCCGGTCTCCTGGTGGATGCGGAAACGCATCGCGTCCGAGTTGCACGTCACTACCGTCGCCCGCTTGACCATCTCGCGGTAAAACGGCCCCAACTCCCGGTCAGCAAACCAGTCGTCACAGACATCAAAGACAAACGCCTTGTAGCGGTCTACCAGCGATTTATCCCACCCGTGCTTACCGACGACCAGCAAGTCTCCGTCGTCGCCCCGTAGGTCGATTCCGTGGCTCCTGAGGTACTTCGCCGGGGCCACCGCCCGATACCGAGTTGAGGCGATGGACGGGTCAATGCCAAAGATGGTCACGCGCATAGTTCTTTGACCCTCGCGGCGACCTTCTCCACCGGCCACTTCTCGCTCTGCCGGTAAAGCTCCAAACTCTCATACCAGTCCGATGTCTGCCCCTCCAAGTGGTAGAACCACCTCGGAGTCTTGGGCACCAGCACCAGACACTTTTTCCCGAGTCCGCCGCAGAGGTGAACCACGGACGTGCAAACCGACACCACGAGGTCTAACTCCGAGACCAGCGCCGCCGTGTCGTCGTAGTCATAGGCTTGCGCCGCTCGGTGCCAATGCTTAATCTCAATCCCGTGCTTCTTGGTAAACGCCTCAATCTCGTCATCGGGATTCTTGTATTGCAGCGACACCCAAGTAATTCCAGGCGTCTTGAGGATCGGCAGCAGCCCCTCAAGACTGAAACTCCGGCGTCCCCGAAACGTATTGGGCAGTCCGCCTGTCCACGCAATCCCCACCTTCTTGCCGGGAAGCGTGTCTAGGAGCGCCTTCCATTGCAGCCGCCGCTCACGATCGGCTTTGAGCCATGCCGTGCGCGGAAAGTCCTCTTTGGTCTGCCGGTACTCGCGGCACAGCGTTCCTACCGGCGCGCAGAAGTCAAACTCGGCCTCTTCCCGCCAACCCCGCAATTCCGGGTTGTGCCTGGTGCCGTGGACGACGACTTCGGGCGGCAGCGAGCGCCGAAAGAGCCCCGCCAGTCGCTTGTCGCACTCAAATGTGATCTTGTTGCCGTGCTTCACGGCGTCGGGGATCACCGAAGCGTAGGACAGTTCGTCCCCCATGCCCTGCTCTCCCCGCAGATACAGCCTTACCCCGTCCGTGCCATCCCAGTACGGTTCTCCGTGGGCCGGTGTCAGCTTCCGGTACTTGCCCCCAATGGCAAACTCGTAATTGAGAAAGCCCTCTTGGTAGTTCCGCTTCTGCAAGTAAGCGTAGGCGACCGACTCCCGCACGTCCTGCTGATTGGGGTCAATCTCCAAGCTCTTCAGCCCCCACTTGAGGGCTAGTTCTGGCTGGCAGCGGTTCACCGCGATGATGCACAGATTGTTCAGCACCGCGGGGTGATCGCCCGAGCGTTTCAGCGCCTTGTGCAGATACCCCTCTGCCTCGTCGAGATATTTCTCGTCGTTGGCAGCCGACGCCATGCACAGCACCGGCATGGCCAGGTTGTTGAGCATCTCCCACGATCCGGGAGCCAAATCCACCGAGCGCTTGGCGAAGCTGTACGCCACCCCGAACCGCTCGCACTTCATGTTTATCAGGGCCGCCAAGGACAACGCCTTGGGGTCGTTCGGATGGGCATTCAGTACGTCAGAGACGATCTTGAACGCTTCGTCGGGTCTATCCTGCTCGTGGAGTGCGAATGCCTGATCAAGCCTTTGGTCGATGGACAAGGGTCGTAGTCTTCAGTCGTTTGTATTTCGAGTTCACGAGCTCAAACACACGTCGTGAGTTGTTCGGGTCAAACGGGTCTACGCCATCCTCAAACTTCATCTTGAGAGCCACGATGTCGGGGATGTGCGCGTAGTGCAGCATCGACTCTTTCAAGCCGCGCTTGGTCGATTCCCCGTCGTTGGCTAACGCCTCGGAGAAATCCACCGTCTTGGAGATGTCCTGCTCGTAGGAAATGACGTTCCGCTTGTTGAGCGAGTCATAGTCGTGGTACGTCGCCAATCCCGTCATGGGATCAACGTCCAGCAATCGTTTGGCCATAAAAAAGGGGGTGAGGTTATCCCCCACCCCCTATTGGTTTGCTACGGGTTACTTCGCCGGATCGATGTCCGCAACCTTGGCCGAAGCCTTCTCGTTGCGGCTCTCGATACAGTACTCGCCCACGATATGGGCCACGTCTGCATCGCCGTTTTTGGCGAGACGCTCCATCGTGAAGTTACGCAGCGACGCGACCGCCCAGTAGTCCATGTCAAGGACCAGGAGAACCGAGGTCCGCATGAAACGGTTGGGGATCAATTGATGCTCGCCGAAGTCCGAAACGTAAAGGTCAACGCCCGAGATAATCTCGGCCTGCGCGCCAGCGTTCACGTTGCGGAAACGGGTCGCCACACCAGTGAAGCCACCGCTGATCTTTTGCTTGACCTTGCCGGAAGCCATCAGCACCTTCGGATCGCCACCCGCGTTCCACGCGAGGTTGATGGCGTTCTTGAGCGCCGCTTCCGTTAGGGAGCCAGCCGAGGTCGAGTCGATGGGGCCACGGGTCGGGAACGCACCCGTCGTCGCACCGTGGGTGGTGCCAGCCGTGCCTTCCTGCACCGAAACAGCGTTGGTGGCAATCCAGCTTTCCACCGAAGCCATCAGCGGGGCAGAAGCAGCCGCGCCAGCCGTGCCGCCTTGGTTGGTCACCGCAGCGAACTCCAGGTCACGCTTGAGTTCCTTCATGCGCTTGGACAGTTGGTACTCAAACTCGTCCGCACGCCCGTAGGTCTTGACGGCGCGGGCGGTGCCCGACACAGAGACGACCTTCTTCAGGATTTGCGTGAAGTTCTTGAGGCGCTTGGTGGCAACAGCAGCCACAGCGGTCGTCGTGTCGCCTTCGACGTTGGCGTTAGCAGCCGCATCAGCCAGCGCGTCGGTCTGCCACTCATGGACGGTGTTCGTGGCCTTGGTCTTGCGGGCCTTGGTGACGAACGGGGTCTCGGTGGGCGAGATGTCAAAGATCAGGTCGGCGACATCTTCCTTGATGCCAACCTGAGAGTACGTTTGATAGGTATTGGTAGGGATAGCCATGTTTATCTACTCCGATTGAGTCTCTGCGAAAGAAGACTGGAAAGCTGGTCGAGGTCGTTGCCCCCGCCCTTCCTGAAGTCGTCTCGCGCTTTCTGAAAAGCGGCCCTGTCTTGACTGGACCGCGCCGTGGGTTTGGCAACGGGCGGCAGATTCTTGACTTGCTGTGCCTTGCTCACGCGAGAGGCTTGCAGCTTGTCGTACTCGGCAGCTTTGTGAAGCACCAGGACGGCTCGGGGATCGGTGATCCCGTCTAGTTCGGCGTCCTGATAGCCGTACTTCTGCGCCGCAGCGCGAATCTCCTTCATCTTCTGCTCACCCCAGCCGGGGATTTGCTGCGAGAGGAGTTGCGCCCCCTGCTGAACACGCACAGCGGCCTCTTGAGCCATTGCACGGTCAACATGGGACTTGGCGTCTGCCAGGTTTCGGACTAAGCCTTCCCGGTATGACTGCCAGCGAACAAAGTCGGCTTGCTTCGTTGCGTACTCAACGGGATCAGAAGCTCGCAACTCGTTCCAGTCGAGGCTGTGGAAAGCCTGCAAGGACGAGTCCGCTGCTTTTATCTGCCCAATCAAATCAGCAAACTGACTGGAAGCCTGTACCGCTTGGTTAGCCGCCCCGAGCATCGCCTCCACATGGCGACGCGCCTGGGCAACTTCTTGGGTCTTCTTCGTGTAGTCAGCCTGCCTCAGATAGCCGTCTTTGATTTCATCGGGCACGGCATACAGCTTCCCGTCAATCTCCACCTCTGCCAGCGCCGGCCCCGTGTCCTCTTCAGGGGGGGCTTCCTCTGCCTCGGGTGGCACTTCCTGAGCTTCTTCCGAAGGCTCCTCGTCGCTAGGTGCCGCTTCTTCGCGGTCTAGCTGATCCATGAAGCCTTTGGCAAAGTCGCTCAAACTGCGTTTCGGCTCTTCAGCCGGTGCTGCTTCAGACGTGACTGCTTCGGATTGCCCTTGGGCTTGATCCATTGGTATCTCCAGAATAGGGGGATGCGCGCCTCCCCCCTCGAGCGGACTCGGCTACCTCGCGGCAGTCGGCTGGTCTGTCACCGCACGGAGAACAACGATCTCCGAGGCAGCAACTCTTTTTCGGCTAACTTCCCGGTCGTGATGTGCGTCTCAAACGCCAGCCGGAAGCGCCGCAATAGCTTTTTCATCAGGACCAGATTCTTGATCTGATCCAGGTCTTTCTCGTTCACGTTCGTCAGCGCGTCGTTGAGAGACTTCTCAATGTCTGCAAACGCTTGGGCCGTCAGCGGGTGGGTGAGGATGTATTCCGCTTGCTGCGCGTCCCGAATCTTGTCCTCGCTCAAGCCTTCACCTTGTCGTACTCGGCCTGAGTAATCGGCAGCACCCCGCCGCACACCACGGTCAGGTCATCAGGCACCCGGACCACTTCGTCCTTGAACGGGCGCAGCATCCGAGCGTCGGCCAAGCCAGCCGTCGCCTGATCGTCTGCCGTCACGATCTTCACGGGAATCTTCATAGGGATAGGAGAATCGCCTCTTCGTCGTCCTGTTCAGCCAGCCGCGCTGCCACCATGCGGCGCATGAGAGCTTCCACTTCCAGTTGCGCCTGGTACGCCTCGACGGCGGGCGTGCCAGACAGAATGTCCACATAGGGGACTTCAAACTGCACCTCAATCTGCGGAAGGTCCGCGAGCTTGCGCGCAATCGGCGTCGTCTTGATCTTGGCGGGCTTGGGCGCGTCCTTCTGCAACGCCGCAATGGCTTGGTCAATGTCAGCCTGCGTGCCGTAGACGATCTTCCCATCGACCCACGCCCACCCCAGCTTCTGCCGCTTTGCCTTGCCAGGAGCGCCTGCCGGTACAACGCTGGGCCCCACGACCACCGGAGACGTTGCCGAGCCGGTGATGGCAACCGAGATGCCGTCCAGCGTGACCGAGAGCGTCGCGGACTGCTGCGCTTGGGCTAATTCGGAGAGTGCAAACTCACTGACTGCGCTGTGGCCAAGCATCAGGGCCACACCATTTCGGGCAATTCAGCAAAGACCTCTGCCAGCGTGGGCAAGGACCGTGTTCCGTCCTTCACCGCTGACATGATTTCAAACGCCTTCTCCCACACCGACGAGCGCCAGGCCAAACAAGCCTGACCTTCGGGGCCAAACTTGGGGTGGGTGCCCGAAGCGTAGGAGCAGGCCGACAGAATGCTGTCGTAGCCACGGATGCGGGCGGTCGCGTCCAAATGATCTTGAATCGCGCGCTCGTAATCGGCTTGGATGTCCGACAGCGCTGCCGCTTCCTCTGCGTCGGTGGCGTCCCGCACGATCCACACTTGCGTCCAACTGCCACCCACGTTCAGAGGTGCCCCTTCAACTACGACTTTTGTGTAGTCGGCTACAGGCGCATCTACCGCCGTGACCGAGAACACGCCAAAGTCGCGCAAGTCTGCATTTCGCAAGTCGGCGGGGAAAGATGTGTTTGGGAAATCCCCACGCAAATCAAAGACTGTGTAAGGATACTTTGCAATTGACCCGTTATCTGTTTTGATGAGCATGACTTACCCTACGCTGGGCGAAGCACAACAGCAGCCGCGCCCCATGAGTTTGCATTGTTTGTGCTGCCCCCACCAAACTGCGCCATGTCATACGCGCCGCTTGTCCAAGCGGTGTAGGCGGCAATGATTGCAGCACCACCACCAGAGCTTGCGCCAATTTCTGCCGTATGCACGTTGCTCAACCCAGCCGCAGTAAGAGCAACGGCGGTAGTAGCCAGCGCTCCGTAACCAACCCCCAAAATGATTGCTCCCGCCGTGACTGGCGTCACGGACGGCACATTGGGTCGCCCTGTGTTGATGCCTGTTGCTGTCGTTGTGGTCACATCCAATGGCGTCGTTTGGTTGATGTTTCGCCAGACGTGAGCAACAGCAGCGTTGCCGTAAGAACTGCCCGTTCCGTTTCCACGCACCGTAATTGACGCTTCGGTTCCGTCAGAAATCTTGTACGACACCCAAGTGGATGTTGTCCGAGTGTCGTTTGAGTCAAGTCGGCTGCCGATTTGCGTGAATCCAGAAGTCACAACCCCAGTGGAATTAAGGTTTGTTGAGCTTGATGTGCATCCGTTGACGATGACAATCAAATCACCGGCAGACGGGCTGGAATCAGTGCCGCCAGACAAGCTGGCAAGGTTGATCGTGTAGTTTTGGGACTGTGCGGCAGCATTGCCGACAGCGCCGACAAAGGCTGGTGGCGAGGTTTTGCTAACCGCCCTCAAGAAGTGTGACCTCATGCCACGTTTCCAACCAGCGCGCCGTAAACGGTGGTGCTGACCTTCCACAACTCGACCACCGTGTATCCGCTAGTGGCGAGCGTAGGTGCTGACCCGCCAACCCAGACCACGCCGATGGTCGTCCAAGTGACTGTAAACGCCGTTCCGTCTGCAATCATCAAAGTCACCGACTCGCCAGCGGCAAAGTTGGTAGCGGTCGGCGTCCTGCTGGCGCCAAGCGTCCACAACTGAATCGTGCCATTGGCTGGGTCAATGTCTACCGACGCGCCATCGGTGATGGTGAAAACATCCTCAATGATCGCCCCGACTATCGTCGGATCAGTGAGGGTCTTGTTTGTCAGCGTCTGCGAGTCGCTAGTGCCGACAATCGTCCCGCTGGGAGCCGTGAGCGAAGTCCCCCACGCTGAACCCGTGGAAACCGCAATCCCGGCGCCTGGGTAAACCATCGACCCGCTCGAGGCAATGGTGATCGACCCGGACCCGTTGGTGATCGTGACCCCGGAGCCCGCCGTCAGGGTGGCCTTGGTCAGCGTGTTGCCCGTGCTGTTGCCGATGAGCAATTGCCCATCCGTGTAAGTCGTCTGACCCGTGCCGCCGTTGCCAATGGGCAGGGTGCCGGTGACGCCGGTTGACAGCGGCAACCCCGTCGCGTTGGTAAGCGTGCCGCCAGAAGGCGTGCCAAGCGCCCCACCGTTGACGACGAACGCACCCGCAGAGCCCACGTTGGTGCCGAGAGCCGTGGCGACGTTGGTGCCTAGGCCCGAGATGCCCGAAGAGACCGGCAGGCCCGTGGCATTGGTCAGGGTGCCGCTTGAGGGTGTCCCAAGAGCGCCGCCGTTGACTACAACCGCGCCAGAAGTGCCGGTGTTGACCGCCAGCGCTGTTGCTACACCCGTCCCGAGCCCCGACACCCCGCCCACGGGAAGCCCCGTGCAGTTGGAGAGGGTTCCGGCAGAGGGCGTGCCCAGGTTCGGCGTGGTCAAGCTGGGCGAGGTCGCAAACACCAACAAGCCCGAGCCCGTTTCGTCCGAGATAACCCCTGCCAATTCAGCCGAGGTGGTCGCCGCCAGAGCCGACAGCTTGTCCGTGGTGACTACCAGCGTCTTGCTGCTGGGAATCGTCGTGCCATTGACGCTCGTCGCCGTCGCGGCCCCGATGTTGGGGGTCGTGAGCGAGGGGCTGGACGCAAAGACCAGCGCGCCCGATCCCGTCTCGTCGGAAATCACGCCCGCCAGTTCGGCTGACGTGGTAGCTGCCAGCGCCGAGAGCTTGTCGGTCGTCACCACCAACGTCTTGGACGATGGAATCGTCGTTCCGTTGACGCTCGTCGCGGTAGCCACCCCAATGTCGGGCGTGGTCAGCGTGGGCGAGGTCGCAAAGACCAAAGAGCCCGATCCCGTCTCGTCGGAGATCACCCCAGCAAGCTCGGATGAGGTGGTCGCAGCAAGGGCAGAGAGTTTGTCCGTGGTAACGACAAGCGTCTTGCTGTTCGGAATGGTCGTTCCGTTGACGCTCGAGGCCGTCGCCGCGCCGATGTTGGGCGTGGTCAGGGAAGGCGAGGTGGCAAACACCAGGCCACCCGAGCCCGTCTCATCGCTGATGACGCCCGCTAGTTCTGCCGAGGTCGTTGCCCCAAACTGGGAGAGCTTGCCCGCCTTGGTCGCCAGCCCCGTCAGAAACGTCTCAGGGGCCGTGTTGAAGACCGTGTGCGTACCCGCCGACAGGTTGATCTTGGCATCCGCATTGGAGGACTGGTGGACCGTGGTCCTGACCAACGTAGTGGCGTCGGACAACTCCCCCGTGCCGATCTCCCAGTCCGTCCCGTTGGCGTCCGTAATGGCGTAGAAAAACGGCGTGGACGTGCCGAACGCGGTGTTGAACGACTGGAACTGCGCCGCAGCGCCCGCCAGCGTCAGGCTACCTGTGCCTGTCGTGGTCGTCGTCTCTTTTACGCGGTCGGCAATCATGCGTTGCCCTCTGTGATCGTGGCAGACGTGATCGACACCGTGGCGCCAGAGGCAATGCTCACGCTCGGCAGCACAATGTTGGCGCTCGAGGTGCCAACCGTCAGCCCAGACATGACCAAGGTCGTCCCGTCAGCCTTGTAAATCTTGGCGTTGGTCGCGGTGCCCGTGCCTGAAGCCGTGTTGCTGGCGATGGTCAGCGTCAGCACGCCCGCGCTTGCCGCGGGAGCGAACGGTGAGCCGCAATCCAACTCCACCAAGAGCCCGTCAGCCGCCGTGTAGAGGCGCAGCTTCGCCCCGTTCCCGGCAAAGGTCGTGATTGCGTCCGCTCGGCTGTTGCGGAGCGTCTCTGCCAAGCTGACAGCCATCAGGCCACACCTTGCGCCCTGCCATCAGGGCCGCGAATGATCTTCTTGGGCTTCGCCAAAGCTTGCGCCACGTTATTCATGGCCTGCGCGACCATCATCAGCGCCTGCTGCTCCTGGCCGTCTTCTTTCTTTTCGCCGATCTCGGGCAAGTCCACCGGGATGCCCGCCGCGAGCATCTTCTCCTTGAGCGCCGTGGACTCCTTCAGCGCGGCAATCTGCAAATCCGTCTGCGCGGCCACGTCGGTCTTGTATTTCTCGATCTGCACGTCCAGTTGAGCTTTCTGCGCGTCCGCTTGGGCCTCCATCTGGGCCTTCTGCATCGTCGTCTGCTGCTCAATCTGCGCCACTTGCACCTCGGGAGGAGGACCGGGAGGCTGCGGCGGCGGCATCATCTCGGGGTCGTTCACGAAGATGGACGCATCCTTGAAGCCCATCAGTTCGGCCTTCTTGCCGATGAAGTTCTGAATCTTCTTCGCGTCGATCAACTGCTGACCGTAAGGCGTTTGCATGACGCCGAAGATGTCCTGACCCAAGGCCATCAACTGCTGAAGCTGCTGATCCTTCGTGCCGGTGCCCAATCCCACGTTCACGGTGAAGTCGTACTCCGTCGTCCACGCTCGCGGATCGACCGGCACAAACTGGTTTCGGAGCCGAATCGTGAGCGCTTGATCCTGGTGCTTGGACAGCAGGTACAAGATGCCCTTGAACAGCGGCTTGATGGCGCTCTCGGCAAAGTTCCGGGCGATGAGGTCAAGCCGCGCCTGCGCCGCATTCATCAGCGCGTTGACGCCAGTGGCGGTCTTGTTGAGCGAGTCGGGGTCAATGCCCTGGAACAGTCGTGAAACGCCCGTGCGAGACTCGGCCTCGGAATCGAGGTACTCCAGCATCGGGAACGTGTGCTGCGCGAAGAACGGCACCGACACCGGCTGCACCATCCCCGGCTGCGCCATGCGAATCAGGCCCCCGGGGACATTATTCAGCACGTCGTCGATGTTGACTTGGCCCTCCACAATCGACATCCGCGGAGAGTTAGCCAAGTAGATGTTGTCCAGCATCTGCCGCCAGAGCATGGACTTCGTGTATTGGAGGTCAGCCACCTGTTCGGCCATCGACACGCCAATGGGCTCGTGCGGCATCGTCGTGGGCGACCAGTAGCAGATGGGAATGTGGTCCACTTCCTCGTTGTGCAGCACGCGGTTCTGGATGACGCAGATGCGCCGAAGCTCGGCCACCCCATCCCCGTCCACATCCACGCGCATATAACACTCGTAATACCGAAAGCGCTGCGTGGCCTCATCCAGCGAGTCCGTCCGCAGGGGCCCGTAAACGGCGAGGTTCCGGGCTTCGCGCTCCACCTTCTCCCGCGAGATGCCCATGATGTCGTCGCCCGCCGGGATGGAGGCAAGCAAGTCCGCGTCGTAGCCCATCTCGATCAGTTCCGAGCGGGTCTTGATCGTCGCGTGCCCAATAAACGGGGCGTCTTCCACGTTGCTGTTGAGCGCCCGAGGCGAGATCAACTGCTCTTCCGGTGGAATCACAGAAATCTTGATCTGCCCGCTTTCCTTCTTGCGCGCCACCTCGACGTTGTGAACCATCATCGGGCCGGAGGGCATCTGCAACTGGCCCTCGGAGTGCGCGATGACCTCCACCTCGGGGTCGTTTAGGAGCATCGTGAACTGCTCCTCGGAAAGCCCCATGTACGTCTCTTTGGAGACCTTCTCGTCCTTCTGCCACCACCACTTGAACATCCCGGTGATCTGCAAGAGCCCGTCCTTGATGCAGTCGTGGACGAGCTGGAAGCCGGGGTTCTGGTGGTAAAAGACGTAGTTGCAGAGGTCGGTCGCCTGCTCCGCGCCCTTCACGTCCTCCGCGTTTCGGGGCGACAGTTGCACCGCCTGGTCGGAGGCCACGAACATCTTCATCAGCGCCGGGACAGCGGAATCAATCTGCTGCTGCACGTCCTGAGAGATGACGCGCGAGCGCCCTTCCTGCTCGTTGCCGTACTCTTTCCCCGCGTAGTAGTTGTAGGCGATGGACCGCTTACGCGAGACCTCGCTCTCCAGGTAACGACGGCAAAGGTCGATCTCCGAGGTAACTACGGCTCGCAGTTCCTCTTCAGACATTGCCATGATTGACCTCAAGCGACGTTGTAGAATTTGTAGGTGATCTCTTTGGCCTTCGGGGATTGCTTGATCCCGAGGCACAGATACCGGAACGCATCGGCCCCGTGTGACCATTGATCGTGAATCGGCGTGGGCTTGAACTCGTCCAAACGCTGGTTCCAATCCCAGCGGTAGTTCTGGAGCGCTTCCAGCCCTGCGCGGGTTTTGTACTCGTCAAAGTAGCAGCGAGGGAACGTCATCCGCGTGGCGTTGATCCCATCCTCCAGGCGCGACTGCGGCAGCGTCTCGAACCGAATGCCGAGCGACTGGGCGATCTCCACTCGGCTCTTGCCCGTGCCTAGTTCTCGCACCTGA